GTGCCATATAAGTCATTCGGATCTTTACCTCCTATAATACCTTCCTCTGGAGTTCTTTTACCTTCAGGTGTAACTCTGCGAGCTATTGATGGCGAGTCTATGACGACGCCGACAACGATGAGTAATAATTACTATGGTCGCAATGGATTTACTCAAGCTGCAGCCTTAGGCTGGGATAGTCCGACTCTTTTTCCGAATGGTCCGTTCTTACCAATATATAATAATGCGGTAATCGCCAATTCAGTCGATACATTTGCCGATCTTGGTTGGTGTACGATTTGGGGGGATGATACTAACAATCCACCAGATCAGACCGCAATGGCTGCACATAATGTATCATGTGTGGTTGCTGGGGCAGGGATTCCAATTACTACAGCAAATTACAATGCTGCAGGGTTTGTCGGAGCACTTGCTCAAGATGAGCCAGGAACATGGGGAGAGATTTCATCTCCCATCACAAGCGCTGTTAATTCATGGCAAGACTCCCGATTTTGGTGGGTGAATGTGACTTGGACTGGCATTGGGGGTGGCCCAAGCAACATGATGTCATCAGGTATTCCAAGCGGTGTTAATACATGGAATGATGTGCTGGCATATCAGTTCGTCACACCGGGAGGACGTCATCGTAAAATAGATTTCTTCAGTATTGATCAATATTGGTTTGCTGGTGCGCGTGATCTAACTTGGGGTCCGAGTTTCATGCTGGGCGCAGGCAATGTTCTTGATCTGTGTTTTGGTGGTACCACATTAGATCAGGCGACCCGTGGTACTCATTACGGAAACAGTATTGACATTATGCGCACTTATCAGCCTGCTGGAAATGGGGTAGGTACTGCACCGATCAGTGCTTATCTAGAAACTGGAAATCCATTTACTAATGATCCGGGTAATGGATCAACTTACATATTGGCCCATGAGCTTGTGTGGTCGATGTGGGCTTTGATCATTCATGGTGCACGTTATTTTCTATGGTTTGACAAATCATTCACTGGGCCGGGTCAGGATGTTAACAATCTGACTAATAATGCGTATTATAAGACTGTTGTTTCTGGTCAGACGATGTCGATTTATAATGCGGTTAAGAGTACTACAGCAGTAGTTAATCAATTAGCTCCGGTGATCAATTCTCCATTCGCAATTGGTTATTGCACAGTTAGTCCGGCTGGCTATGTGTATCCGACTCCTAATAATTCTTTCAGTAATTCAATTGATCTAAGCACACATTGGTATAATAATAAGTTCTATCTTTTCGCTACAACTAGAGCATCGCAGACTGCAACCAATACCTCTGCAACCTTTACTATCAATTCCAATGCTTCGGCTTCACAGGCTACAGCATTGAATGAAGCGGTTATGATTGCTTCTCTTTCTGGTACTACATTGACAGTAGCGCAAATCGTAGAAAATACGATTACTACTGGAATGCCGATTTTCGGGACGAACATTCCAGCTGGAGCAACTATCTCGGGGCAACTTACTGGCACAACTGGCGGTATCGGCACCTATACACTTAGTGCATCAGGAACTGCTGCTTCCACAGTATGTACCGGCACCAAAACTATCTCTATTAGTGGACATCAGTTTACTGACGTATTTCCGAAAGCCTCTACTGCAAAAGTTTATCGGATCGATTAATGGCTCAGACGTTTGTGCAAGGCGCACATAATGAGATTGGTACAGCCGTTGCATCACTGGCAAGAGCCTTCAGTTCCAACAATGCTGCCAACAATCTTCTAGTCTATACGGTCTTATGGGATAGTGCTGTTGCGACCGTGACAATGTCGGATAGTATCGGAAATACGATCGTTGACAGTGGCAACGGGATTTTGCTTTCAACCCTTGGTGCTTATAATGTTCAAACTTTTTGTGTCTTGGCAGCCAAGGCTGGAGCAAATACGGTCACGGCCTCTTGGGGAACTAATCCGGCCTTTTCTTCCATAGCCATTCATGAATTTAATGATTCCGTTAATACAGGTGGCTGGACGATTGACAAGATCAAATCGGCAATAGGAACCTCAACTAATCCGACAACAGGGGCCACGGCGACCACGGCTCAGGCTACCGAGACTGTCTTCGGCTGGTGTGGCGATGATAATGGAACAATAAGTATTGGCACTGGATACACGGCCGGTCAGGACAATCAACCAACCATAGCTAGCTTCTCCGAATATAAATTTGTGACTTCGACAGGGGCACAGACCGCAGCATTCGTAAATGCTCAGTCTGCTAATTGGGCAGCGCAATGCACGACTTTCTTCGCAGTGACTTCTGCAGCAACAACTTTAACATTCGGACCTAGATGGTCAGATGGAGCTTTTGAAACTGAAATTGTGAGTTACTAATGTCTAGGAAGAAACTCCAATATCCTTCAGTATCAAGAGTTATCAATGTTCCGGTACCTTATCCAGTAGTACCAGGCGGTGACTTCCCTAAGTTTGACTTAGTCTTAAAACCTAAGCCAATACAGTTAGGTTCCTTTAATAATCTAGTAGTAATTCCTACTCCTTATCCAGTTGTACCTGGAGGGGACTTTCCTAAGTTTGATTTAGTTCAGAAGCCTAAGCCTATTCAATTAGGTAGCTTTACTAATACTGTTTATCTTCCTGCTGCCGTAGCTCCTTTTCAACCTTACGTTTTTACACAGTTTGATCAGCCACAACCGCGTAAAGGATTTACATATAGTTTTGATGATGGTTGGACTGGTGTTGGAACTCCAGTACAGAACTTTGTTTTTTCTACATTTAGTCAGCCTCAGGTTGTAAAACCTCAACAGGAAGAATGGGTTAGATTCGAAGTCTTACTTCCAGCTCCTGTTGTATTTGTTCAACCTTATCTCTTCTCAGAGTTTAGTCAACCTAAACCTACTGTTAAGGTTTTCCAAGAGAATACCTTTAATGATTACGAAGCAGTAGCAAACTACTTCTTTCCTGTATTCGCTGATTTCGAACCACCTCGTTTTAAACAAACGATACAGGATCAATCAGTACAATTCACGATCCTTCCTACTACTCAGGTTGTAGTTACACAACCTTATGTATTCGGTCAATTCAGTCAGCCACAGTTTGCCAGAGGACCTCAGACTGGTTTCACTAATACAGTACAACCAGCTTCAGTTCAAACGTATATCTTTAGTACGTTTAGTCAACCTCTTATCAAAAGACAAGTCAATGATCAACCGACATGGTTTGTTGGTTCTTCTGTTCTTCAGCCTTATGTTTTTAGCGCTTTTTCTCAGCCGAGCCCATTAAGATATCAAACAGATGCAGCTAATGTCCAAACAAGCTACCTCCCTATTGTTGTTATTCCTCCTCCTACTTTTACTGGGTTTAACGATTTTGGACTGGCCCAGCAACTATTAGGAACACAACAGAAACAAGATGGCGGGTATGTACAGTTTACTGTCCTACCAATGCCACAAGTCATATCTCCCTTCTTCTTTACAGGGTTTTCTGACTTTGCCACAATGCTTCTTACTAAACAGACTGGTTTAGTAGGTCGTAATACAGACCAACCGAATGTAGTTCTTCAACCTATAATTCCTCCTCCATTCCCAAGTATTGGTCCAGGAGGTACTAAACGATGGAAGGAAGGTTATGAACAACTTCGTAAGGGTACAGCTCCACTTCCAATTCCAGTAGTATCTTCTAATCTATCTACAATAGCTTATGATGAGGATTCTAAAGAATTAACGGTAGAGTTTAAAACCTACAAGTATGAGAAAGTTCCGGCTAAGAAGGTCCGTGGATTACTCTCTGCTGGTGGATATTTTCAACAAAATATAAAGGGTAAGTACCCTACAACAAGGATTAAATAGTGGCTAAATCAGATTACGCTGGCATGAAGCAAGACAAAGCTAGAGATAAGAAAAAGGGAATCAAAGAGGGTTCTAAAAGAGATAAGAAGATAGATAAGAAGAAGGGTTACAAGTAATGTTGACTCCGATGGATCCTCAGGATCATCCTGCTGATAGCGGGCATAATGCTAGTTATAATCCAGGCAGAGCTGCAGCTGTTAGTGGAAATGATCCTGCTTATGGATATGTTTATCGAGATACAGCTGAACGGGCTAATAAATTAGTACAGCCTAAATAATCTTCTATGTTACCTATGATTGAGTATACAATAAGTTTAGGAAATATACTAACGATTTTATCAGTCGTGGGTTCAGTCATGGCCTTTATATGGACTATGAAAACTGATATTATTATTATAAAAAGTGATGTTTCATATCTTCAAAAGAGTCAAGCAGTCTTGACAGAAGCATTTAGTCAATTCGGTAGGGTCTTAACAACGATAGCTGTTCAAGATAGTCGTATTACTATGACTGAGAAGAAGATAGATGAAATGTCACATGGAAAAGGGTTTGTAGAGAAGTAATGGCGGGATTATATGCAGCTGACGGTACAATGAATATCAACGTAGTTAGTGGAGCTACTTTCGTAGGTTATCAAGGATCTAATGGTGGACTCAATGTTCGTCAAGTAGATGGCACTACTGTCGCACCACTTCAACATGTTTCAGGTGCAATCAATGTTTTCAATGCAATAGGTGGAGAAGAGAAGCATCAACATCCTTGTGGTGCTAGAATTGTTACTAATTCAGGTAAACATGGCGCACAAGGAGTTACTGTCCTGACTGGCGTATTAACTTGAAGAAATTAGACCAAGCCAGAGAAGCACGCAAGAAACTCGCAGAGAGTTCTTTAGAAGAGTTTATTAAACTAGTTCATCCTAAGAGGATGCTAGGGAACATACATAGAGAAGTTATAAGCTGGTGGACTGCAAGCAATAGTAAGCAGCATCAGCTTTTATTGTTGCCTAGAGATCATATGAAGAGTGCGCTTGTAGCGTACCGTTGTGCATGGGAACTTACTAGAGATCCTGCTTTACGTATTCTGTATATTTCTTCTACCAGAAATCTTGCTGTAAAGCAACTAAAGTTTATTAAAGATATATTAACCGATGCTACTTATCGGACTTATTGGCCTAATATGGTCAACAAGGAAGAAGCCAAACGAGAGAAGTGGACAGAGTATGAAATCTCAGTTGATCACCCAAAACGTTACGAAGAATCTATCAGGGACCCAAGCATCTTTACTGCTGGTCTCACTAGTAACATTGTTGGGCTTCACTGTGATATCGCTGTATTGGATGATGTAGTTGTTCAATCAAATGCTTATACAGAAGAGGGACGGTCCAAGGTAAAGGACCAATATGGACACCTGTCATCAGTCGAAGGCAGTGATTCCAGAGAGTGGGTTGTTGGTACTCGATATCATCCTTTAGATCTTTACCAAGATCTCCTCAATATGAAGATTGAAATGTATGATGCAGATGGAAATCAATTGGAAGACACCGAGTCTCTATTCGAGATTAAAGAATACCCTGTGGAGACTGCAGGAGACGGTACTGGAGAATATCTCTGGCCTCGTGCACAAAGAACAGATGGTAAATGGTTCGGATTTAATCAAGAAGAACTTGGAAAGAAACGAGCACAGTATCTCAATAAAGTGTACTTTAGAGCCCAATACTACAACGATCCCCATAGTGTGGACGAATCTCCAATTAAGAAAGATTTATTCCAATACTATGACCAAAATTATCTTAATAGACGCGAACAGCAGTGGTTCTTTCGGAAAGAACGACTCAATATTGTTGCCGCAGTGGACTTCGCTTACTCTACTGGAAAGAAGTCTGATTTTACTTCCATTATCGTGCTTGGTGTTGACGGCAATCATAATTATTACATCTTAGAGATAGATCGCTTCAAAACTGATAAGATGAGCGAATATTTCCAACATATTCTAAAACTTTATGAGAAGTGGGGCTTCAGACAGATCAGAGCTGAAGTTTCTGTTGCTCAACAAGTCATTGTCACTGATCTTAAAGAGAATTACATCCGTAAACATGGATTGTCCCTCACAATCGATGAATATCGACCTTCTAGATGGGCTGGTTCCAAAGAGGAACGAATCTTCTCAACATTAGAACCTAAATACGCTAATAAGCAGATTTGGCATTATCAAGGCGGAAATATCCAGGCGTTAGAGGAAGAATTGATATTTTCTAACCCTGCACATGATGATATCAAGGATTCTCTGGCTGCTGCGATAGATTTCACAGTTGGTAAGGCTCCTATGAATTTATACAGGTTACAGCAAAATAAAGAACATGAATTTAACTTCCATACCCGTTGGGGCGGTGTTTCGTGACTAATCGCGTCTTAGATCTTAGAAATGTCATCACTCCTGATACTTTAGCTACACGGTTAACTGAAAAATATATTCAATGGGATGTTTTACGTCAAATCAAGAAAGTTGATTGGGAGGAGGTTCGTCGTTACGTCTATGCAACAGATACACGTCAAACAACCAATAGTAAAACCCCCTGGAAGAATAGTACGACTATTCCCAAACTATGTCAGATCCGAGATAACTTATACTCGAACTACACAGCTACACTATGGCCTAAGCGTA